TGACTGATCCGTTCCCGCTCGAGGGGAAGTTCCTCCAGGTGTTCGCCGACTACATCACCGCCAGGGTGGAGGGGGTGGATGACGAACACATGGATCAGGGCCGGGCGAAACGCTACTACGATCTCTTTTTGGCGGGCTGACAATGGCAAAAGTCTGGGCAGATTTCTACGACAACGTCCTCCCCGACGTTCCTGGCGTCGGCCTGGCGTTCGCCGATCACGTCATCAAGGAGACGGTGATCGAGTTCTGCAACCGGACTCTGATTTGGGAGGAGGATCTGGCGACGGTCGTCACGACGGCCACGTCGCTGTTCACGCTCACCCCGCCCACGGACACGCTCATCATCCGCCCGCAGCGCGTGGTTCTGGATGGCGACAATCTGACACCCATGCTGCCCGCCGAGCTCGATCGGATGTACACCGACTGGCGCACCAACCCATCTGGCGGGAATGCACTGTACTACTTCATGGAGTCGCCCAAGGTGATGCGGATCATCCGCGACCCGGCGGCGGGCCTGGATCTCGACATCCGGGCATGCCTGAAGCCGACCGAAACGGCCGCCGGGTTCTCCAACGATGACATATACGACGAGTACCGAGAGGAGATTTCGGCGGGCGCGGTCGGGAAGATGCTGATGACGCCCAATCGCCCTTTCACCGACATGGTCCTTGGGACCGCCAAGATGCGCGAGTTCAATGCGTACTGCGGCGCAGCAGCGGGCCGCAAACTCAACGCCTACACCCGTCGCGCGCGTCGCTCGACTCCTTACGATCGCTAGGAGGCGACTATGGACAAACAGGCCCCAATTCGCAATCTGACGGACGCCGATGTCGAGAAAGTGGCGGAGGTGCTGGAGGCAAGACTTACCCGACAATTCGTTCATAACGTGGGTAAGGGGGTCCTGGCGCTGGCCTGGAGGGGCGTGGTGGTGGGGGTGATAGCCCTCAGCGTCTACGGGTACATGAAGGGCATCAAGTAGGGCCGTACCATGCGCCACCTCGTAAGGATGGCGCAGATTGTGGTAGGTGGTAGCCTATTACTATTTCTTGTGGTAATCTTCCTGCCGCTGGTGGTGGGAATCCTCCTGCTTCGCGACACGGACGAGCCCGATGACAACGATAGTGGCATGGCGTAGGGGTCGCACAATGGCCTCGGATTCTGGGCTGATCGTCGGCGAGTCTGATGTCGCGACGACTCGGAACAAGGTCATTCGCACCGATGAGGTCCTGGCCGGCGCCGCTGGCGATGCGGACGCTTGCGTGGTGTTCCTGGATTGGTGCAAAGCGGGGCGACCGAAGAAGCTGCCCGCGCTTAAAAAGTCGTGGGACATGAGCGGGCTGGTGCTGACGCGCACCGGCCGCCTTCTCCTCTACGATGAAAGTTTCATGTCGGACCCGCTGCGCGACGAGTTCTATGCGATCGGCAGTGGCACCGGATATGCACTCGGCGTTCTTGAGTGCATGCGAATTCACGGCCTGAACATCGACGTTCGGGTAGCGGTCAAGACCGCGATCAAGCGAGACAGCAACAGCCAGCCACCGGTCCAGGTGGTTACATTCGATGAGTAGAGCGACCACGGCTCGCACACACCCGCGCCCACGAACCTGGGCGATGAAATCCTTGCAATGCCCGAAGTGTGGGCGCAAGGGCTCCCTGTTCCGTGCTGGGCAGATGTACCACTCCGATGGGCGCGGCAAGAATCAGGGCCCGACAGGGGTCGCTCGGTACAAGTGCGGCGGCAACGAGAAGCGCATTGCTGCGGGGCTCGGGTGTGGCTGGCACGGCACCAGCCCGATAGGGATACGCCGGGTGCAGGACGAGGGCATCGACCGAGGGCGCGTCACTACGCTGTATCGCAAGCTGCGCGAGACGCGCGCATCAGGGCGCTACGTCATCACGGCGGCGCAGAACGCGACCGGCGTGTGGGAGCCGTTCTGGCAGTCCCTCATGTACTACTGCAAGGTCAACAAGGCCCAGCTGATCGTCATTCCCTACCGCTACAAAAACCCGACATCAGTCTGGTCGAGCGCGGCGAAAGATGAGGATTGGTGGGACGACGCAGTCAACCCCTACATCCTGAACAAGCGGATCGAGCTCCACAAGAGTCTCGTCGTGATGGCTGACGTGATGACCCAGCCAACGGCGGTGAGCCCGCTATCTGATTTCGAGACGTTGACCGGCGCGAAGTCCGGCATCGTTGGGCATCCGAAACTCGAAATGGTGGCGGTGCCGACGCCGGAGAACAGGATGCCCAAGATCCTGATTACGACCGGGGCGTGCACGCGGAAGAACTACATCCCTGGCAAGGCCGGGAAGAAGGGTGAGCATCACCACACCTTCGGCGCGACTGTCGTGGAAGTGAGCAAAGGCAAGTTTCACATCCGGCAGATCAACGCCACCAAAGACGGGACGTTCTGCGATCTTGTCCATGAATACGGACCGGGCCGCAGGGAGAAAGCGCCCATCGCCGGTTTGGTGATGGGCGATCTCCATGAGAGATTCGTAGATCCACGGGTAGTCCGGGCCACATTCGGCAAGGGCGGGATCGTGGACGTACTGAAACCACGGCACCTCGTCTGGCACGACATCACGGACGGCCACACTTTCAATCACCACACCCGGCGCGACGTATTTCAGAACCTCGCAAAGTACCGGGCGGGCAAGCACAACATCGAGGACGAGATTGCCGACACGGCGCGCTTCCTCGAGCGGAACACCCCAGACTGGGCCACCAACGTCATCGTCGACAGCAATCACCCTGGCTGGCTGGATCGCTGGGTTCAAGAGACTGATCCTCGGAGCGACCTGGAGAATTGCGTGTTCTGGGCGCAGACCTTCAAAGTGATGGCCGATGGAACCAAGCTGACGAAGCGAGGCACGGATAAGCCGGACCCATTCGTCTACTGGCTCCAGCAGAAAATGCCCGCGGCGCTTGCCAAGCGCACGGTGTTTCCAGGCCCGGATGAGGGGTTTCGCATCCTCGGGATCGAGGTGGGCTACCACGGGGATAAAGGCTCGAATGGCGCGAAGGGGACCATCCGGGGCTTCGGGAAGATCGGGGCCAAGTCCGTGATCGGACACCGGCACACGCCGGGGATCAAGGATGGCGTCTATCAGGTGGGGACGAAGTCCCTGCTGCGGCTCGACTATACGCACGGTCCCTCCAGCTGGATGCACACGGACTGCATTATCTACCGAAACGGCAAACGGTCCTTGCTGAACATCATCGAAGGGGATTGGCGAGGGTGAACCAGACCCGCCTGGAATCCGCGCTCGAGGTGTCTGTCAGCATCGCGACAGGGTTCGCGATCAACTTTGTGGCGAGCATCTTCATCTACCCGGCGTTCGGGGCGACCTTCACATGGGCCGACTACGGCTGGATCTCGGTCTTGTTCACCGTGATTTCGGTTGTCCGCAGCTACGTCTGGCGACGATTTTTCAACGCGGGCATCCACAAGCAAGTGCATGCCCTGGCACGGAGGCTCTACAGGTGACGGAAGCACGCACGTTCGACACTGGCGCAACGCGCTCGGCAGATGCAACACGGGACGACCCGGAGGGCTATCTGAGCCCGCTGGTCATCGACCGCTTCAACCAGTACATGACGAAGCACCGTTTCCAGTCGGACGGCAAGATGCGCGACTCCGACAACTGGCAGAAGGGCATGCCGTTGTCGACCTACATCAAGGGCCTGTGGCGGCACTTCCTCCACCTCTGGACCCGCCACCGTGGCTGGGCGGTGCGTGACCCAGGCGCGGCCGCTGACAGCGAGGAGGACCTGTGTGCGATCATCTTCAACGCGCAGGGCTACCTCCACGAGTTACTCGTCAAAAAGCAGCCCGCTCAATATCAATGGAGCCCGGCGCAGCTGTCAGAGGCGGAGGCCCAGCAGGCCAATCCGATGCAGTTCAAGTGGTATGAGCCGGGCGCCGCCGAAAAAAGCGTCGATGACATCCTGGCCGATCTAAACAAGTAGCTGTTCTCGACCCGGCAACACCCGTTCTCAAGGAGACAACGATGGATGCAATCCTGGCATATCTCGCAAGCTGGTGGAGCAAGACAGTCGTGCCGTTTTTCGAGGATGCGTGGTTCGTCGTCAGCAACCACTTCCGGCACGCCGAGCTCGCCGACAAGCTGGCGTGGATCTTCATGGTGGTGTTCTTCTTCATCGCGCTCGGCCTGATCGGGAAGGAATGCCGGGCGGACGAGAGCCGGCCTGTGCAAGTCCTGGTCCAGCCAGCGGCCGGATCGTATTTCGGACTCCACGAAGGCCCCTGCATCAGCAAGGCGGCGCTCCGCAACATCGAGTACCAGAACGAGTTTGGCGAGATCAAATTCAACCCCAATACGTTCTCGCCGGCCAAGGTGGTTTTCGAG